CCTCACACACAACAATTGGGAACACGTTCAACGCTTGTTGCTTGACGTACCGTTGGACGCTTGACGCTTGTCGCTTGTAGCTTGTGGCTTGGCGCTTTCAACGAACCGCCTGGAATTTTCCGCGTCTAGCAAATCGTTAGCATGCAGCTTGGCGCTTGTAGCTTGAGGCTTGTAACCGTTGTCACGGCACCACTCTTCGTGCAGGACCTTAATCAGGTTGTAGTATTTACGCTTCGCTGCCATCTTCCTCCGCTTCTTTGTGATCGTGGTCCACGATCACATACTCCCATCCCTTGGGTAGGCCGGTGACCTCAGTCACGCAGCCGCCGTATACTTCTATCATGATAGTTTTATCCATACATCTCCTCCATATAATCATTCAGTCCCATGTTGTCCTGAAAGTACCATTGCACACGGTCGCTTCCCCACCAGCCGGTTACCTGTTCCCTGAACGTATCTACCCAGATCGTCGGGCCGCCTCCAGCTACTAGTATCTCCGCGCCCATGAAGCTTTTGTCACGGTCCACCAGGTACCTGATGTCGTAGCCGCATCTCTCGATCCATCGACCGGGGTCCTCTTTGCCTTCTGTTATTTCGTTTGCAATGTTCTTGCACATCCTGCGAAGCTGCTCTCCACAGGTCTCACCTTTTCTGTTTCTTGATTTCTTTAGCGGCGTACCGCTCTCTTCAAATGTTACTTCCATATTTTTCCTTTCTGTTTTGCCCTGGCAGGTCCGGAGCTAGTCAGGTCCATCACCTGCAGAGAGCGTTGTCATATTATCCCAGAATGCTTGATCTGTCAAGCTTGTCGCTTGGCGCTTGACGCTTCTTTTTCAGGCCATAATCTTTGACTGACATTCTGAACGCTTGTCGCTTGTAGGTTGTATTTCCGTTTTTGATTTTATATTTAATGTAACGCTGCCAAGGCTCCATTTGGATTGCCAGATCGGCGAGCAATGTTTTGACCTGGCCATCCGTAGCCCGGTCCACTTCTATAGTTATTTTTTTCATAGTTCTCCTTTATCATCTCATTGTGGCAAGCTTGTGGCTTGTCGCTTGTGGCCAAGTGCTACCTAATATAATGCGGGTTGACCGCCTCCACACTTGACCCCAGGTCCGTTGGTAGAAACTCTAGAATACATCTACTCTCGATATCTGAGTAAACAACGGACCAGGGCTCAATGGTCAAGTACAGCGGGCGCCTCGCCCCATTACAAGATGATCAATCTCTTCTGACTTGACCCCAGGTCCCGCGTTTTACCTTATCGGCCGACGGGACCAGGGCTCAATGGCGTAAGTGCGCGGAGGGACCAACGGTCGTTAGTTAGTTGGTCTCATTGGACCGGTACCCCAATTACCTTCACCTCTGCTCTAGTGTTTATACTCACACTCCGAACGCCTTGACCCCGTACCACATGATTAGCTTGCAGGCTCCCTTCTGGACACTTGCGTGCTTATACCAGTTAGTCATGACCTAGTGTGAGGGTCATGTGATACGGGCTCAAGTCTATTTTATTAACTCAAAGCCAAGATTTTTTTCAACGGCTAAAACGTAAGCTAAACTATTTTTGTATTCTTTTTTACTTTTCGCTTTTGAGTTGCATATGTTATAATGCTCTTCAATATAGTTTTCTGCCATAGCCCTTTTGTCACTAGACCTTTTAATCTTACGATTAATTGCGTCTACTCTTCTGCTTTTCCAATTTTTTATTTCTGCTTTCATATTGACAATATAATACATATGGGATAATATGTCAAGTATAAAAATAACAAGAAAGGAAGATATGCAAAAAATAAGAATGAACACCGAATACAGAAATAAATTCTTTAATAGAATTAAAGATGTATTTGAAAAAGAGGACACGCAAGAACGTCAAGGCTTTATGGAAGCAAGAGAAAACTTTGAAGATAAGCAGACGTTGGCTTTTGAACTTGCAAGACAAGTTGTAGAGAGGTCTTACCCAACAGAAGATGTAAATACTCTACGACACTTCAAGAAAAAGTATGGCGACCCTTGTGATGTAGTTGCAAAAGACAAGTGCTTTTACTTTGCACATAACGAAGATGTTGATGAAGATGGCAAAACAAAATCAACTAAATCGCATTTTGATTTTAGTTTATTTGGTAATCTCAATGGTAATGAGTATGGTGAACACGAAACAAGTGAACACTTTGCTCACGCATTCTATCGAGAAGAACTCAAAGCCAATGGTTGCAACCCAGATATTATTGCTCAACAATCTGGTAAGGATAGCAACCCACATAAGATCAAACACGTAGACGCAAACAATAAGTTTCTAGGTAAGGGTCGTTATGGCGAAAATGAAATAGGTCTGACAAACAAGTTTAATGAACAATTTGAACTTGATGTTATCGGAACTAGCCACTGTCGTTCAAGAGCAATAGCTTGTACCAAAGCTGAGTATGAACAATTTGAACAGTGGCGAATGGCAAAAGCCAATGTTGTTTCCAAACACCAAACTTGGATTGATAGTTTACAAAAACAATTTGAACAATTAAAAATTGGTTTAAAAGCATACAGATATCTAAGTGAGGGGATTGAGTTAGCAAAAGAACTTGGAATAGAAATAGACGAGGCAGAATTAATTAGAACTAATTCTACTGGTCTTACAATCTACAACCCAAGCAACTTGGCAAACTTAATTAAAGGCATGAAGAATAAGAATGTGTCGAGAGAAGATAAGATCAAGGCAAGACTAAAATACGAAAAACAAAGTATAAATTAACACTTGACATTGTTAATGGGATATGCTATTATAATCCCATTAACAACTAACAAAAGGAAAATATGTACTTAATAATCTCAAGAATAAAGTTTAGCCACAACGAGGACAGCTACACTGTTGAAGCACAAGACATAGACTTCAACATGATACATGAAAAGATGAAAGCACTTCAACTGTTAAACACAGACGGAGATAAAACTTTTCACCCTCTATTCATAGACGTAGAAGCAACAAAAAAATTACAAGACGAAATTAACAAATAAGTCTTGACAATATCTGGGATATGTGATAATATCCCAGATATAACAGAAAGGAAAATATGTTTTATATAACTTACTACGCAAAGAAACACGAAAAGTTTATCACACGTAAAGGTCAGTATGATAAACCAGACGGAACGAAAGGAAAATCTTTTGTATCTAAAAATGGTGTTCCATGTTTAGTGTACTGGGATTTAGATAAGGACAGTTGGAGAATGGCTGTCGGAGAAGCAAAGGTCAGAACATAATGGCTGAAACTATTGCAAGATTACTAATGGTATTGGTCGGCTTTGCCGTTGCAATGCTCGGATTAATTTACGCAATACATAGTCAAGATATCTATTTAGGTATCTTGATTATGGTAGGTGGTATTGCGTCAATGCACGTGGGGTTGCCACAATGAGTAATTATTATTGGTGTCATGGTCCAGAGTGTCATACAAAAGCGACAACAGACCGAGTTCGAGGAACTAAAGGTTCTAAAGTTTTAAGAACTAGAAAAATAAAGCAAGAACATAGTCAATACTATGATGTTAACAAGGCATGGAATTATTTTTGTAGTGTTACTTGTCAGAACGATTTTTGGGATACATATGGAAATCAAATCAGACAGATAGCACCACGAACCGAGCCACTTGAAACAAGGATCGAGGACCCAAAGAAAATGGAACATTCGCACCAGTATTCTGGTGGGCACGTACACAGGTGGACTACAACTGAAATAAAAAAGCTTGACTAAACAAATTAAATGTTATATTATCCCATATATAACTGAAAGGACATATGGATAATAAAGACTACACAAGACGAAATAGATTCACAGGTGAGTCTATTGAACTGACAAAAGAGGAAGCGAACAAACATGACGCAATCTTTTATCATGAAGCATTAGCTACCCTTGAAGACAAAGACATGGACGACAGGGGTATTTCTAAACACTGGGACAAAGTTAGAGAGAACTTGGATTGGTTTAGAAAACATAATGCGAAAGCATATATGGTACTTTTGGACTAACATATTTTCCCAGATAGTCAATAGACTATGTGTCCAAAATGGGTCGGCCCTAACGGGCCGACACAACTGGGAGTTGTGCCACAATTTTGCCACAATTTTTTTTAGTACAACCACAGGTTGTGCGCCGAGGGGTCCCAAAAAAATGCCGTCTTATTTTTGCCACAATTGGCCCCCACCCCCAAAAGCCAAAAGGGGTCCCAACAGCTATACCTTTATGCCTTGTTTTAGAAATAGATAGGCTATAAAATCGTTTTCACGTTAAACAGAAGTCTAAAAAAATTCTGCAAAAATTTTTATGAAACAAGAAATTATAAACAAACTTCCCCCTGATGTTAAAAAAGAGTTTATGAAGTATGCCATAAAACTCGGTCAGAAAAAAACTGAAAACAAAGTCAAATCTGATTTCCTTACTTTTGTAAAACATGTATGGCCTGAATTTATAGAAGGTGATCATCACAAAAAAATTTCTGAAAAATTTAATCGTTTGGCAAATGGTAAATGTAAACGACTAATAATTAATATGCCGCCAAGGCATACTAAATCTGAATTTGCGTCTTATCTCTTACCCTCGTGGATGGTAGGACGTAAACCGGATCTTAAGATTATACAAACAACTCACACCACTGA